TGATATTAATATCAAAAAAATATCAGAAGAAACATCAGCTAGAGAAAATATGATTAAGTTAACAAGGAATTTTGTGCCTACAAGGTTGGTTGGTCAACTTCTTCAATTTTCAAAAGCTGTTGATCAGACTACCAGAACTATTAATCTTTCTTCTCGATTATTTGAATCACAAATTGCAGAAATTTCAGGTGGTATCAAAGCACCTGTGTTCGATTTTGATTTTGATGTTCAACAAGTAGAAAATCTTATTCGTGGTGGTGATTTAAAAAAATTGTTTGCGTTTACACCAGATATTCCACGATTTATTGGTGTATTTAGTGAAGTTGAAGATTTATTAGATAATTTTATTCTAAATATTAGTAATTTACCATCTGCTGATATTGATTTAACAAGTGAAATTGATAAGTTTTTTGATTTTCAAAAAGATGTACCAGATGTAGTTCGAGAAAACTTTGGAAATTTCTTCAATACCATAGCGCAAGACATAAGAAATGTTGCCGAAGAAGGGAAGTTTATTGATACTGATGAAATTAAGCGAAGATTTCAAAAAGAATTTGCTGATTTCGGCGTAGGTGCTAGTGATGCTGTTGTAAAATCTATTACACAATTTATGAATACTACTTTTGCTCAGATAGAAGATGAATTAAATAGGTTAGCAACTATTCGTAAATTCGAATTAGATGTAGCAGTACGTCCAGAGACACAAGCTGCTTTTCTTGCACAACAATTAAGACGTGTTGGAATTCAGGCGGGCGGACATCAAGAAACTAATTTTATGAGAGGTACCATAGAAGAACTAAGATTAATACAAAGAGAAATGACAGAACGAAGGGGTAGACCTGGCGTAGTTCCTGGTTTGCTCCCAACTCCACGCACTGGATTTTTCCAAGGAAGAGAACAAAGATTGGTCGACATTGCTGGAGATGAGAGAATTCGACAACAAGTTCGAGATAGTTTTCAAGAGGTAGTAATAGAATCATCAAATCTAAAGAAGAAACTAGCAGAATTACAGCCTGGTACTGAAGGTTTTCTGGATGCCTCTAAGAGAGCTAAAGAATTGTCTCGTTCTACAATTGAGTTACAAACAACATTAGAAGCTCTTGATAGAGCAACGCAGCAATCATTGGAATCAGAAAAACGCACATTAGCATTGAGACAGCAACTTGAACTTTCACAAGCTGAAGCTAGATTGGCAGAAAGAGTAAGAACTGGAGCAATTACTCCAATTCGGGCCGAGAGAATTTTGTTTAATTTGGCAAAAGAGCAGGAGAAAGCACAAATAACTTTGCAAGATAAATATGATGCTATCATAGAAAAGGATAATACACTTAGGGTTAATTTGGCAAAAGAAATCAGTGAAACTACTAGAACTCAGGCTGAAATTATTGGTGATTTTGATATATCTGCCAATATTTTTGCCGACGCAACACGAATGCAAGTTACGACCGCTGAATTAATGAAACAATCTATTGTAAATTTTGGTCAAGCTGTTGTTGATTTTTCCCATCTTAGTGCTGTTCGTCAAAATATTACTCAAGAAGGTGCTGCTGGTATTACGACTACTCAAATAAGATCAGGTGGTGTGACTATTCAACAAGCATATGATGAATATAATAGATTATTGAACGAAGGAAATACAAATCAAAAATATATGGTTGATCTATTGAAAGCTATTCTTGATCGTCAAGAACAAGTACAACCAGCAAGACAAGAATTGTCTGACGTACAAAATAAACAAGAACGTGATGTTGCTACCGATGAAAAGATTGGTCAACTTACTGAAAGTTTAGACAATTTGAGGTTTATTCTCAATGAACCAAATGAATTAAAATTAGTGGCGAATCAGCGAATTGAATTAGATTTATCTACATTGCCAGCGGATGTTACTAATGAAGTTCGTCCGATACTTGAAGAAGCTGGTCTTCTGATAGCTAAGACGGTGGCGAGAAAAGCTATGGAAAGTCTAGCTGCCAAAAGTGATGATCCAGAATTATCCATAGCTGCTGCTGATGTTGCACAGGAGCTAGTTTAATGTCACTTCTTAGAAATGATAATGTATTATGGTATCATCCATTAGATTCTGATACAGAATATACCCAATCTTTTGATTGGACGAGAAGTGCCAATGGTATCTTTGACACGGGTATAGTTGTTAGTGGATTTACACAGAATAGCGATACAACAGTTGATATCAAAGGAGGGAAGGCTGCTGGAGGATACGATGATTTAGAAAACTATGATCATTTTACTGTAGCCTTTTGGTCTAGCGGATTATATAGAGGGGTTGTCAAAGATGATTATATTCGCATTGGCTTCGGTAGTACAAGTGTTGATGACGGCAATGGTGTTTATTATCGTATGTTTGAATCCAGTAATGCTCCGTTTGTGCGACTTATTAAAAGGGGACTTAGTGGGGCTGCAAAACAGGTACCATCTTTTCCATCAATAGAAGGGTGGCATCTGACAGTAATTGATTTTTCATTGCAAGGATCAATATGGCAATATTTAGTTAGTATTAATGGCAGTGGATGGCAAAATATTGGTAGTGGAGGCGGTGCCGATCTTCCAGATACAGATGTTAATTGTATTATTGAATTAAAGCTAGAGTCAACATCATATAATATTATTTTAGACGAAGTTATTATTTGGGCTGGACATGATGTATTTACCGAAAATGAGTTATCTAATCTCTATGAATTAGTTAACACCTATGATAGTCCAATGAATTTATATGGCTCTGTGTTTGGTACTACTATCAGTAGCGGTATTAATTGTTTTATTCATGGTTGTATACAGACTTCTGGAGATATATCACTATATATTCCTAGTCAGAAGGAAACAAAGTCAACAGATTTATTGATCAATGGTCATATTCCAATCTATGAAGATATCTCTTTTTATATTTCTGGAATACCACCTGTCGCATCATCTTCGATTACTCTATATATTGTTGCACCATCTCCTGCTAGTAGTGATTTAGATTTATATATTGTTGGACCTCTATTTGAATCTAATAGTATTAATATCTTTACACAAGGTCATCAGATATTATCTGATAATGTGGATCAATATATTTATGGTTATCTACCAATTTTTGACAACATTGATCTATATATATCTGGAGTGCCATGGAAATCATCAGCTATTAATTTGTATACTGTTGGTCCACTTCCAGTAAATGGTAATATTGATGATTTCATATGGGGTCATGCGATTGCATCTAGTGGTGGTTCGTTATTTGTTAAGGGTGCATTTCCAACTATCGATGCTTTCGTTTCTACTGTAAGAAATAATCCATCTAATAGCGTTGACCTGTTTATTCATAGTGTTGCATCTGGTATGGATACTATTTTTTATACGAATAATTCTGCAACATTTTTTATTAACGACAGCGGTGATATACCAACTGTTAATTCTAGTTGGCATTCTTTTATCAGAGTGGATGATGCGATTACTACTGGAGAGAGCGGCACCTGGTCTGCTTTTGCTAAAGGTGGTAATACTGCTAATGATAATATTAATATGTATACTTATGGCCATGCATATGGAGAATATCCACATGGAACATCAATAATTAATTCTAGAACTCTTTTTATTAATGGCCTATCTTTGCGAGATGGAGATGAAGGTTTATTAGATAATGGATATTATACTATCAATAAAGAAACACCTGCTTTTGCCAAAGTTCATTTTGGTTTGAATAACTCGGTGAGTATGTATATCTCTGGATCAATATTGACTGTTCCACCAATTGCATCAACAGATTTGTTTATCTTTGGTATTCTTGATACCGAACTTGGTTCATTTACTACCTATACTCTTGGTCTAGCAAGCACAAGTGGTCAAACTAATCTTTTTCTATTTGGTATACAAGATATTATATCTAGTGGTATACCATTGTATATTGAAGTAACTGATATTGGATCATCTAATAAAATAAGAAACTTGTATACACATGGGTTCTAAATGTAAAGGAAAATGATATTAAATGTCTGTAGTTTATACAAGGTCTGATAGCATAGGTCGCAAAATTATACCATCTCCGCTGGTGACTATTAGCAAAAGTTATGATGTCAACGAAGATGGCACCAAAGTTGGTTCCACTTATTCAATTATTCTTACTGGTAGTTTTGTACCCTTTAAGGGGTCTCCAAGTGGATCATATTCATCATTAGCTCAAGCTTTCCACACAACGGGTGGCTATCCTCCAGACGAAACTTATGAAGGCAATAATGAAGATTTCAATCATATCTTACGAAAACAAGAAGCACTAAGATGGTTGTTTAGTGAAGATGGTGGAATTTTGGAGTGGCAACCCGCTGGTGGACAACCTCCAATTAAATGTTATCCGAAAGTTTTGTCTATCAACATCCCAGAAGGACAATGGGCTGAAAAATGTGATTATACAATCGAATTAGAAGCACCATGGATTTATATCAATGGAACAACAGAAATTGAAGATAGTCTAGCAACTGATTTAATATCTGCTTCTACGGAAACATGGTCATTTGAAGAAATTGTCAATCATGAAAATGAACAATATAAAGTTACGCACGAAGTTAGTGCAAATGGCAAACTGGGCTATGATGGTGCCGGGAGCTTATATGAAAATAAAGAAGCGTGGGAACATGCTAAAGATTTTGTTGACACAAAGATAAACGGTGCAATTGACAGCAATATTATGTTTGCGGCTCTTGGTGCTTCAGATAAAATCACTGGTCATTATAGTAGTGTTATCAACATAAACCAAGATGGTGGTACTTATGGAATTACAGAAGAATGGTTGTTATCTAACTCTAATACATATGAAGAACGACAATTTACAGTTGACTATAATCAAGGGCAAGACGCATATAGTGTAACATATCAGGGAATAATAAATGGTGTATCCTCTGATAGTCGTACAGGCGCCGTTGCGAATATGAATCATGCTAAGGCTGCTATTCCATCTGCCACGACTGCTAGAACAATAGCAATTTCTTATGTTGGGTCTCTTTTGGGTGAAAGAACTATTCCCAATTCTCCAGATAAAGAGACATTCGCATTGAATCAGAGAGATGGTGTTGTTACTTTTACTTATCAATGGAATACATCGGATAGTGCCACAGTTTTCACATCTGATGATGCTCAACATTCTTATTCATTAGATAGTTTGTTGAACACTTTGACTTTAACACAAAATATAGAAGGAAAAGGTGCATCGGCATTAGAACGTTTGACCAACGCTAAGAATTCTATTTACAGTAATAGTAAAGCTTTAACTACGGCCAAAAGCTTGGCTGGAACTGCTTTGAGTTATAATTTGATGTCTGTCATCAAGGCTTTTGATGAACGTGAGGGAGTAGTAAGAACTACATGGACATGGACAGACAGGGATGTGCATGGAACGGAAATCACAATCCAAACACAAGAGCCTGCCGCTGTTTTGGCTGTCATCCCTATTCCTGGTCGTATTGCTGGACCTATTGTCCAGAATATGGGTACAAGTAGTTCTGAGATAATTACTGTTACTATTCGATCTAAAAGAAATCTCACACAACCAACATTAGCAACAGAACCGTATGGAGAAGGTGGAATTATTATTAGCGATTCTGTTGTATGGAATCCAACTACAGGTGTCGCCGATAGGATAACACGATTTAGGAAGGAGACATAAATGACAATTCAACCCGAAACAACATATGATTTGTTTGGTGGCCATGTGAGAAGTTTGAACACAACTCTGGGCATCAATCAAAATTCAACTGTTGTTACTACTACAGTTGTTAGGGATGGTAGTCCTATTACTATATCCAATAGACAACTGGTGCATATATCTATTGGTGCGCTGGATTTTCGTGGCATAGTACAATCTTGGACAGAAGCCAAAATAGATGTAGCAGGAACTGGAGTTTATCAAGTTCGTATTACCGATACCAAACCAGTTCTTGATGCTGCTCAAGTTATCATTGGTTCTTCATTTAATGAAGAACGGACGCAAGCGTACAATTATGGAGATAATGTTATACCGATAGTATTTCGAACAGCATCACAACTTATTAATGGAGTTCCGTTTAATGCAATGAAGGATGCTATAGAAAGTGCGAGTATTAAGTATGGAAATCAAACTTATAGTGTTGTTTTCAACTTTACTCTTCCTAGTCGCGGTAGTTTAGTTGAATATTCATTGAAGAGTAGGGCACTATCATTACTTGAATTGATGTCCCAAATAGCAAATGATCATGGTCTTGATTGGTATGTAACTACCAGTCAAACAGGGAGTGATTCATCAACAGTTCGGAATATCATTTCAATCAATATGTTTGGCCGCACAAATATCACGGATGTGACAGTTGATCAACTGACGGCATTGCATTCTGATTCGGTTATTAGAAAACATGAAGGTTTGGAAAATAGAAATGCAGTTCAAAAAGTAGTTTTACTTGGTGGTTATCGCTCTTGTCTCCATAAAGCCGATGGCTCTTTATGGGAACAATTTTGGGGTTTTGATGAAAATGGTAACAAGAGGTCACATCCATTATATCCAGAAGCTGTGATGGAACAAGTTATCAATGGAGATTTTACATCCGAAGATTATACAGAAGAAGATGCACAAAAAATTATATCCTATGCAAATGAGTTTTGGGGTAGAAAATTTTTGGGTCTAATTACACCTCCATCAACAATTGGCTCCGATGGAAGATCATGGGTAACGCCGACAAGTGCTGCTTGGAATGAATCAGATGATATTCCTATGAATTTCAATAGAAATGGTCAACTAAAGTTTCAGACAGAAGATGGACGATGGGTTACATTCGCAACATTGCCTTTGCCTGGAACAAGATTTTTAAGAGGCTCAAAATTAACATATCAATGGGATGATGAATTATTCTCCAACCCAAATAGCCACATAGATGATGATAATAATATCTCCATTAAAGCATCTGTAGAAATTATCGATGGTTTCGATGAAATGGAATATTGGGTAGAGCAATTCATAGTGTATCTTCTCAACTTAGATAATTTTACAAGTATAAGTTCTTCGTCCAATGCATTTCTCCGATCAGATGCTGCCGATGGAATGTCTTTTGTTACACGGCTTGACTTTCAACGTTTTGTATTATCCGTATCCGTGACATTAACTAGAATAGCTAATGGAACTTTGATTTACACAGATTCTGTTAGAAATAGTCTACAAAAGGATTTTAGTGATCAATATTTTGTTCTTACATTAGCTACGCCATTGCGAGTTAGAACAATACAAAAAACAACAGTTATTGATGAAGAAACAGGGACATCAGAGAAAGTAAATATAATAACAAAAACTAGACTTAAAAATTTGGATAGTATATATTTAGCTCTTCTTGACCAAAGAGAAACATATGGTCCATGGCTAAATAGAAATAATGCTATAGGACGCGCAGAAGTAATCATTGATTCATCACTGACCCCTTGGGCGTTCGGATACAGAGGTATTATTAATTCTGCTGGTATGGATATGTTAGAACAAATAGCTTTAGCAAAAATTAAAACTGTTGCAGATACAACTCTTGATGCTAAAACTGCGGAATTGGAAGTTACAGGAGTTCCTGCTGTCAATATTGGAGATCAATTGCATACAACTGGTACCATAACTTCCATTAATATTATTTTTTCTATCAATGGAATTCGTACAGTCTATAGATCACTTCAGTATACAACTGAATTGTCCAAATTTTTAAGACAACAGCAAGAATTAATAGATAGACTTCGTCGTCAAGCTGCTGAATTTAATAATACCATGCAACCAACAAAAGATGACTGGGAGTTAGATAGAGTTATAAGAACATTGAAAAAAGAATTACCAGAATCACCTATAGATGTTAGTACCGAAGGTAATAGACGCAAAGTTGGTGATTTATTGGGGAGAATATATGAACGAAGTAGTAGTTCTGAGCCTAAGTATAATATTACGCCGATGAAATGGGTTGCTGATATTTTTGGAGAACTAACGCTTGTTCGAAACCCAGCAATATTTGGAAATTATTTAAATGTAGTTAATATGGGTGAAAAACAAACTTCACCAGGAAGACTTCCGGTTGGTACAGATGTACAAGTTAATGAATTTTTGATTACAGACGGAGGTATTATATCATATTTTATAGATATTCCCGCTCCTATTCCACCTAGTTTTACTGCAACCATTATTGCGTATGCTAGCAGTTCTCAACCAAGATATCAAGTGTCACCAGTATCCAATACAGTACAACAACTTAATCTATTGTCAAGTGAATTAATCGCTTTAAATTCTGTTTTGAATATAGGAGAACCAGCTAATTATCAAGGCTACCTAAGTATTGGTGCGGAAGTAACAATAAGTTGGAATGAAAATAATGATGGTTCATATACTCCGTTTATAGAACAACAAGTTAATTTGTTTAAACCGATTGATTAATGGAGCTTGTTATGGTAAGAGTTGGACCAAACCAAGACATAAACGACCCAACAACAATTTTAGAAGTTGGCAAAGCATTTTATGACAAAAGTGTAGATTTTGGTATACTGAATGCTGTATCAAACACACAAAATCCCAATGCAACTGGGACACCAATACCAACTGTTATTATCCCGCTAAAACTAGAAAATGGTTCGATCTATAATCTATGTTGTTCCAGAATTACCAATGAATTTACTGTTGATGAACCAAATCTAAACAGATCAGTAATAAATACATATATTGATTTAGCAGAAAGATTTCGTAATTATTGGTTAACAATGAGAACCATACTCAATGATCTTAATGATTATTCAGATTTTGATTATACTATTGTCAGTCCACATGCTAGCGGTTCCAATGAATATTGGGGTTATGTAACCGGAGTAAGTGGATCGTTTGGTGGCAAAAGTCATACAGCAGAATTTCTAACGTTTGCTACGACAATGCCAGATGTTCCTGTGTGGTCTGGCTTAGGTCCGGTTGATTATAACTACAATACATATCCACAATTACTTAATATTATAAATGAAATTAATGGTTCTTTTACGTATAGTTATCTGGACAACATCAACGAAATTTATTATTGGAAACAAAGCGAAGGGTTCCAAAAACAATTTGGCACTAGTCCAGCGATGAGAATATATGCTGGTTCTGCGTTTGATGCTGGGGTTAGTGGGATTCATCCTGGATCAATTGTGCCAGGTTCTAGTCCGCTTAGAGAAAAGTTGTTACAAATTCCCAATATGTCAGATTCGGATATTGATATAAATATTGAAATAACAGCAGATTATTACGGAGATTGTCATGATCGTTTTGCTAGTCGTAGCGAATTTGCTCAAGTTAGAATAGTGTCTGGAATAGGCAATTTTAATCAATATGAATATGTCGATTTAGATAGCACAATTGATCAGCAAAGTTATACAGGTGCATTTAGTGGTGTTCGAACTATTAATTTGTCTATTTCTGAAATCATAACGATACCGCCGTATCAATCTGCTTTTCTAACAATGGATTCATACATAACTACACTTATACGTACAAATTCAGGTCCATTGTCAATGCAAGGAGACACATTGACTAGCATCAATGGTATGCCCCCGATAGAGGCACATGCTGAATTAGCGTTAAATTACCCTTAGATGTGGTGTATAAATAAACGAAAGGAATAAGCAATGTCAAAAGTCAACGTATATATAGCAGAAACAGATATTAAAATAGATAATGGAGAAGCTCTAGGATTCTATGGCTATAATGGTTTTGGTAGCCCTCTATCCCTAAATGAATTTAATGGACGCACATTTGTTACAAATATTGCTGGCTCAATCGCTTATGAAGAATGCGATAATTGTCGTAGAACTTCTGCGTCTGGCGTTATTATCGGACAAACTGGTAGTGGAATTAATCTTCAAAATCTACCAAATTATTTAGCAACAATAAATTTACGCTTTACACATCCACAGCCAGTCTTGATACAGAATGCTCGTCTAATAGTTTTTGATGGGTCTGATACCGGTAATGCTCCAACGGGATTAAATGTGTATGGAGCAGAAATCATTCATACAAGTAAACTGCAAACAGATACTGGCACAGGTGATTCTGTGTGGACTCTGATGCAAGGGTCTGTGACACAACTTAATCTCGTAGATTCCCCAGGAACTTCTGGAATTAGTCCTCTAGGTCCAGCTACGACTGATACTCGTCATGACTGGTATGTTGCCCTATCCGCATCACCAACAACTCCTGGCGATAAGACCTTTTCTTTTAGAATTGATCTAGAATATATCTAGAATTTAACTGTTTTTGGTGTATAATAGAATGGGTAAGCTATAAACTTTTAAAAAAGAAGGGAGGTGAAAGATATGGCAGCAGCAATTGATTTCTATGCAGGACAAGGTGATGGAACATGGGTCGATATGAATTCGTCTGGTCTAGGTTTTTTCGGTGCATCATTCGGAAATTCCGTTCAAGTCGGGCAGTATCAAGATAGCACATATATTACCACAAATACTGGTTCTTCCGAGGGACCACAAGCTACGAACGGTAAATATATTACTTCATCTGGTATTAGCATTGATGGCGGGGAGACTATTGTTCCGTCAGCGGTAGCTATTAATTCTGGAACAATGAATATTCGCTTTACTTTTGATAGTGCGGTGAAAACCCAGAATTGTCAGCTTCGTATTTATGATCGTAGTGATATTAATGCTGGCGCTACGGGCGTAATAACTCAAGTACTTCAAATTGCGAACGGTGGTTCTGGTGTTAGTTCCAGCGGTACAGCACTTGCTCCAGGTAGCCATCCAGGATGGATTGCACCATCTGGTTCTGGCGTTACGGTACCATTGCTTTATGGTGCCGGTAGTGGTGGTCTGAGTCCATCAGGTACTGATACTCAGGATACACGTCATGACTGGTACATTAATATATCGGCCAGTCCATTAAGTATTGGTTCTAAGGAGGCATTCGGATTGTATTGTCAGTTGGAATACTTGTAAACGAAAATACACTCTAGAACAAGGGGGGTGTTGGCTGACCCGACAGTCATAGCCCCCTATATTTTTGTTGGAATGTTAGAGTAATGTGGCAGAAAACAATCGGACTAGACGGAGAGATTTACGATTCAAAATCCGAAGCCAATGTGGCAGATTGGCTTCTTGTCAATGATATCGAATACGTTCCGCACAAACGACTGCCAAAACCTAGCAACAGCATTTGCGATTTCTATTTGCCAGATTACGATTTGTGGATTGAATATGATGGACTTATGGAAGTCCGTGCGGATAATAAACTGGAGAGAAAAAAGGCATTCTATCAAAAACGCGGATTGAAATTCTTGATTATTACCCGAGATAATTGGCAACGAGATTTGCTGGAACAGATAGAGCTAGGAGGATAGGATGACAAAAAAGCAACATACTCTTTATGGCGTGATTGGTCTTGTTATAGGCATTTTAGGTGGGGCTCTTGGTACAGCTTTTTCGATAGGGGCAGAAAAACAGCAAATTAAAGATGCCATTACTGCAACTAATGTGCGTATTACCACCATTAGTAGAAAACAAGATACCAATGAGTTGAATGTTGAAAAAGAAATGGACCGCTATACAGAAATTATAGCGGCCCATATGACCCAACTACAAAATAATATCGCCCGCCTCAATACAACCGTTGGCGATTTACGTACTGATGTCCATGTGCTCAAAGCATTGATGGAGCGCATGGAGAACGATCTAAAAACAAAGATCAACCCAAGTTAACACCATCTATGCATAACTTCGATCGCTTGACGCAACAGGGTACTGAGAATACACGCCTCACCCTTACTCATTGCGTGCTGCACAACAATCTTCTCGTCTCCCCTCTTGACGCTCAGATAGATACGAAATCTTTTGTGCTCATCCTTCCCAAAATATAAGATGGCATTTCCGCTTTGATTAGAGTGGAAGAGTCCCTTATATTTGCTCTTAGCTGCGTCGAATGGCCCAACACCATCCTGAAGTCCCATCAAGACAGCAAGAATCTCTCCAATGTCGGCCTCACCGAGCTTAAAGCGAATCTTGTTGTCCCAGTCGAAACGAGCATTATTGTTCTCATCCTTACCCTTCTGATTTGCCATTTCCAGGAAAACACAGTCCTTCTGTGATCCCAAATTCCATTGAGAGGCAGCACCGTTTCCGTCGCCCTTCGCTTTGTAGAGCACAAAGCCCTTGCTGAATTTCTCAGACATTACTTGTCTCCCTTCTGTTCTTTCATCTTCCGCATCTCTGATGCGGCGGCAAGCGCATCCTCATAGGATAACGATTGCAGGTTCACATCTCCAGTTTGATCGTTGAGTTCATATGTGATTGCCAGCCTATCCAAGACTTCCGAAATCTTGAAGCCGTGACGATCTGATATCAAACGGATCATGCTGATCTGGCTGGTGTGGATCGGACCACCCTTCTGAATGTCAGCAGCCATTGCTACGGTCTTGCTAACCTCTTCAGCAGCCACCACACGCCGTAGACACAGTGCGTTACGATACATCCTACCCTTTGCACGGGTGTCGGCCATAGCTACCAAATATGTGGCATAATCCTCAAAGCAGTTCTCGCTGTGCGCGTCGGCTAGGGCCTCGAATCGCTTTTCCTTGCCTTCGGGGGTTAGAAATATACCCCACGCTTTTGCACATGCCCTGAACCTGTTCTCTTCGGTCGGCGCGGCTACGAGATCACACCCTTCCCAGATTAGTTCACCCACTAGCTCACCAGCAACACGCCTTAGCCCCTCCACCCGTGGATTCTGACCATCAACCTCGTCCTCAAGGAATTTCCCCAGCACATACTGTGTCCATCCAGGATCGCTTGGTGTTGGAGGATCAAGCTCTTCCAGCTGAGGTTCACCAGTATCGGCCCCCTCATCTGTTGCGTCTGGCCCAACGGCTACGCCTGTATCGTCATCTTCCTCTACGGCAGAGAGTATAGCAAGCCCTTCCTCTCCCTGCTTGTGGGCCTGAAGCTTTTCAAGCAGCGCTGGTCGCTTGAGTTTCTTGCCCTGGTCATCTGACAATTGTTCATCGGTGTACCCGAGAGCAGTCAGAGCATCTTGTAATTCCTTCTTATCCATTCGTGTTGGAGGTTTTGTGTCAGTCACCATTCTTCATCTCCTTTTCTGTTTTCTTACTAAAGTAGTCAATGCCTTTTCTATTGACTATCCATGCTTTAATCGCCATTGAATAATTTGATAGGTCGTTCTCCCATCTTTGTAATGACCGTGTTTCATAATATTAATTTTTGTTTGAATGCTTCATTTCTGTTAGTATAAACTTTGCCAATACTTCAACATTACAATCTGGCACGATTACATCACACACTTGAATGCCAAACTCTACTTCAATTAATTCCTTGTGAGATTCATGTCTCACTATTACTCGTACTCTTGGATCACAAAATGCTGGTTCCAAATCTGACGGTTCGAGATATGGCTTATTTATGAACTCTGGATCAAAAGCATAATGGTAAATAATCGGTGCATTGCTGGCCAACGCTTCGATCGTTGTCCCGATACTTGTGGCTATCAGAGGATAATTATGCCACCTTATTAATTCAGAAACGCCAAAGACAGGACAAAGTGGTGGTAGACACGATGGTATAAGATGCTGACTGAAAATACAGATGTCAACACCGGCATATGTCTTGCACAGTCGATTGATGGAGTTGAGTCCCAAGTATGTCAAATGAGACACTGCTAGGTGGTTGAAGACAAATCCGATTAGCGCTTGATCATCATCCAGTTTGAGGCCGAGCTTAGCCATCTCTTCGGCAGCACTTATCTTTCTTTTGACGGCTTCCTTGTGCTTGATATTTTTGCACTTATTCTTAGCCATTTGGGACACCCCTCCGCTGTGCCGCCATTTGCTTTGCTGCCGTCTCACACTGAACAATAGACTGTTTGGTTGCTGCGTCTAGTTCACAAACGACATTGTGGTGTAGTGGTGCTGGTATGTGATAGATTAACCCAATTTCTGATATCCGAAGTATCATGTCGTAATCGTCTCGAATTGGCATCTGAGCATTGAAACCGTTTTTGAGTTTAGGGAATAGTTGTGGACGCATCAGGAAGTTTCGGTCATAGGGGAATCCCGCCAAGAGTCTTTGCATGTCAAAAGAGCACCGAAACACTCTCTCCACCCTGCCATCTGGATGATGGTTATCACAGTCACTAACAACACAAGCAACAGATGGTACGGTATTACAAATCATAATTGCTTGTGCAATTTTGTCTGGTGCATACCAGCTTGTCGGGTCCATGAAACCAAAAAGAGTGACTCCCTGCCATTGCATCTGCATAGCGATGTTTAATGTGTCACCGATAGTGCTGAGTCTTTTGCGGAAAATTTTGACAGGTGTACCATCTAATTCACCATCGAATTTTGGTGGCATACCGGTTTTGTTGTCGATTGTCACAGGTTCAGCATCAAGTAATTTGCATAGAGCATCATATGTACCATCAGTGCTATCGTTGTCACCGATGATTACCTGATTAGCAGGACGGATGCCCTTGGTTACGGATCGCAATGCCCGCTCAATAGTCTTGACATTATTGTGCGTTGCTATCACGACAGTTACGTTTTCTTTGTCTTTTATCATATCAACCAACAATCCGTGCAAAACCACGTAAGTCCCATCTCTGTCTCAGCCTCTTCCTTCTTCAACTGGGTCATGAATGGTTCCGCCTGGGAAGAAGTCATTAGTGCTCGATATGGTGCGGTGATAAACAGACCATAATGGAATTGAAGCGGTGCTATCGCTGTAGTTCCTATTGTAAACGGGAACGACCAATGGATTACCCGACTTGGTACGTGCTGAATCATCTCGGCAAAAATTTGGAAATTTCTGAATGCATTGCCAGCCGGAATAGCCATGAAAAATGGAGATTTCACTTGCTTAGATAATCTACGAACTGTATCACCTCGGTGGTCAAATGATTCGTGCAATGCACTACTATCAATGACCATTTCTGTCGATTGCTTTTTGGTTTTGAGATACTGCAATGCGATGTTCTGTCTATTGCCAAAACCAGTTACATCCATGATAATAACCCTGCTGGTGTATGGCACATACCAATCTACATCTAGTGTTTTCCGCAAATCTTCGATGGTATTTCTGCTTTCGTCAAAAAATACCAGAAGGTCCATCCTGAGAGCCCGTTCTTTGATAACCTTTTGATACAATTGGCCAACATCCGTTGTGTGCTGTCTTTTGGCCCACTTATGGCTGCGACACATTCGGCAATATCCCGGAGCGAATACCTTGCCGTTCTTGAGGGCACATAGTTGGTTTAGGACGCATCCCTTGCCCTGATCGTCTTTGTGCAGAAAACAGCAGCCTTCACACCCAGTAGTTATCATCTCACCGCCTCGACATAAATCGCCACACCCTCATATCTCTTAATGGAAATAGTCAACCCGATATCTTGCAGCACCTCCAACAATGTGGCAGTATCCATCATAGATAGACGAGAATCGCCATTTTCTTGGGTACCAAGAATCACCTGAGAGAATTCTTGTAGATTGAACTGTCCCTGCGTGAATGCTTTGGCGACAGCATGACAGTCTGGCATTAGAATCTTCAGCGTACCACCAGCCGTCAGTTTTTGTGCCCAATTGGCTATGGCGGGTTGTACTGCATTGGTCGGTAGATATTCGATGCAATCCAAAGCGACGATTTCGCTGATAGTGTTGTCTTCGGTCAACCAATCGAGCGTTTGGATGTCTCCCTGCCTATATAGGTCCGGTGGCACTTGGCCTGGAGGCAGACGATCGATGTTGATGTATCCCGACCGAATATCATTGCCACAACCTAGGTTTAATCGCATTGTTTGTCTCCTTACGCCCATCTACCTGCGGGGCACTTAGCTACTTTCCAAAACGCCTCATTCCATTCGTCAAGAAAACGTTTCTGACCAAATGTTTCCAGCACAGTCTTCCTGCCAGCAGCACCGATTTCGCGGGCCATGTCCTGATCAGCGATCAACTCTTGTAGTCTTTCTTTCATGGTGACTGGATCATTTGTAATAAAACCGTTCACTCCATCTTCGATGAATTCAGGGATGGATGTAGTCGCTGTCGTAACAATTGGACAACCAACAGACATTGCTTCCAATAGAGAGAACGGGCACGACGACCAAAGGGTGGTGTTCAAGAATACTGATGCATGGCGGTAAAGTTCCCGTAAGTGATCAGCGCTATCAGCCATCTTTGAGAAGCCGGGTGTTTCTCCCCATGGGTTAACTTCGAGCCCCTGTGTGACTTCTTTCCACAAAGAGAATCCACATATTCTGTCCCGATTAATATAGTTCCAAACGGCGGTCATTACTTTGCCATCGCCACCAACCCATCCGTCCCAGTAATCTGTGTCCATGCCATGATGAATGATCTGTACATCTGGGTCATTAATATTGTGGAACCATGCTCCAACTGAGAATTTGGCAACGAAAATGTTGTGATCGCACTTGAGGTGACCGATGCGTTCGGTCGTGGCGTCGTCCCAATCTGGCCACGGAAGCGTGTGCTCCATTTGCAACAATGGGCAGTTAAGCCGGACGGCAACCTGTGACATGATAGGGTAATGATCAACCCTGTTTTGTGACAACACCAAGTCGAATGCCAAGTCTGTTTTGAGTTGTTGTGGTATATCACGACCACTCAACACAAAGAAGTTGGGCGGCATCGGTCTTTCTTTAGTATCCCATGGGTGAAACTTAGGGTGCTGCAAAACATAGAAGTTGTGGCCTGTTTTTGCAAGTGTAGCGCTGTATCCTTCATGATTATTTGCCATTAGAATGTTGAGGGGTTTATTCTTGTCTCGGTTGATGCTTCTCAATACTGACGATAAAGGTGCTGCCATTGTTTTCTCCTACTTCACATGATTCCACGTTTTGTTTGTCACAATGTTCCAGACAGCAGATTGTGATACGCCAAAGAAAGATGCAAGTTCTGTTTGTGTAAATTTACCAGAACGATACAACACCCTTATGTTTTTCACATTTTGTTCGCTCAATTTTGATTTCCATTGTCGTGACCCACGTATGGTATTGCCATGCCTTGTTCTGTCCTGGATATTGGTTTTTTGTGTTCCATATGCCAAATTAGTGGATGCATTGTTGAATCTGTTGCCATCGATATGTCTAACAATCATGTCTTTGTGTGGCCCCAGAAAAGCTGCTGCCACTAATTGGTGAATTTGCCACATCTTTTTTGTTCCGTTTTTGTACAAGCAAACACAAAGATATTTATAGTTGTTTCGTCCCCTTCGGCATTGTTTTAACAGCCTGCCTACCTGCGTGCGTTGCCCAGCCGCCGTTCGTTTTACTTCCCCAGAGTTTGACACTTGGTATAAGCCTTCGTATTCTGGGATATCCTTCCATATTTTTTTCATCTTGTTTTCAGCAATTCTTGGGCTATCCGCCCAACTTTCTCGTGACTGAATTCTCTTGCACGCCTTTGGGCCGCTCGCTGCCTAGCAGACAAAAAACCATCTTGCCATTCTGAGTATGCCTGCCTCATGCAGTGAATCAGGTGTTCCATATCTGGATCAAACCAATATTCTTCTCCAGTATAAAGATCGGGGAAGCTGTTTGTGTGTCCGAAACATGGAGTTAATTGGCCTTTGATTAGCCAGCCACAATCAATCTCGCCAGGCCATTTGAATCTATGTGTTTCTGGCTCCCAATATTCAGCGGCCTGTGGATATGTCAACTCTGGGAATGATCCCCAATTGCTCAGTATCACCGGATTACAAAATCCCATTGCGTCGTGTGCTGGGATACCCCAGGCTTCTCCGTGACTTGCTAGAACGAAAACATCACAAGCTACATGAAGCTGATCGAGCTTCTGATCTGGGAGAAAATCTGTAATGCAAACTACCGGTGGATAGTATGGATGTCGAACGTATGTATGCAACGATTTTTTCACATCATCGATGGTTGACCGCAACAATTCTGTGGCTTCATCCGGGGATTTACCTGGGACGCTGGTTTTGATGACAAGGGCCACATCATCTCGGAGCGTAAAGGCTGTGTAGAACGCCCTCAAGACCCCTACTAGATTCTTGCGACGAGTCATCTCCCCGATCACATAGAACACGCACTTGTTTTTGAGCTTCTTGATTTCAAGTGGTGTGGGGGGGTTGTCGAATCTGGTCGTGTCACACGCACATGGAAAAATCTTGACTGGCACAGAGACATTGCTATCCTTAACTGCCTGGGCATTTTGTGTTGATGGCACCCATATTTCGTCCATCAGGTTACAGCAGTGTCCCCAGTTCGACCTGCCGAAATGAGTTGTTTCCCAGTCGAACATGCCTATGTTTCTAACACCAGCCTTGTATTCGAATTGGTGCGGTAACACATGCTGCACAACAACATCTACGTCGTCGGTGGTTTTTTGTTCAAGATGCTCAACTCTCTTGGCCAGTTCATGGTTGCTCTGTGGAGACAGTTTGATGGCTCTCGCTACGACATCTATGCCACCAGCTTCCATGGCGAGCATGTTGTTAATAGATTGGACAGCATAGCCACTGCCGTCTCGATAAACACCCAAATAACATATTTTCATGGAAATTTACTTCCTGTTACAACACCGTTACGTTCACTTGGTCTAGGGTCTTGCGCTTTAGGGAGGCCAGGCGTTTTTCTTCCATAGCATTTGCCTGTTGCACCATCCCAACAAAATGATCGACAAAATCTTTTCGATTAAATGGAACACGTCGATCGCCAGCGGTTTTTGAACCGCTATTTAGAGATTTGAGCCATTCGCCAGCAAAGTGTGTACGTAGCATATCGGGACGATTCCAGATTTTACCAATTACCCAATTGACGAATTCGCTGTTGTTCATGTCATTGCTAGGTGGAATCAAATTCGGATGGTGAACACGCGAAGTAGGACACAACCAAGTCGTTTTCTGATCTTTAATGACAGTTTCACGGATCACTTGTCCCCAAATAGCTGCTGTTCTCTCCCAGCTATAACGTCTCATTTTGGTGTTTTGACCATAAGTGTCAATTAATTCTTCTATATACGCCCTAGTTTGTTTTGATTTTTCATTTCTAACGGCTTCACTTTGTTTTAGAAATTTGTCTAATTTAGATACAAAATCTTTATTGCTAGGTAGTGCTCTTCGCTGTTCGGTTTCTATAATTGCTTCCCAGAAAAATCTTTCTACTTCTATTGGTATGCTTGTTGGACATAGTAAATGATCTTGCATTGCAGAATAATCAACAGCCGCAACTGGGATTCCACAAGCCATCGCTTCTGTGCATGGCATTCCCCACCCCTCGGCTATGGAATATTGGACATAAAGATCGAAAGTTTTCATAATATCTGCTAAAACATTGCGAGGACACGAATGACTAGCGTTCGGAGGATGTGCAGCAAGCTGACCACATTTACGACACACCATCATTTCCCCGGAGAAGAAAGAAGGATAAGCAGTCTGGCAATTGCTACATAAATATGTCATTATAACTTTGTTACCAATTTTAAAATCCATAATAGCTTTACCTATATCATATCCGACATCAGGATAACTAGTATGAAGATACAGAAAAGTACGATTTGCTAAATCGATATGTCCTTTTGTCTTTGAGCGATGAAGCCACATGGAAAAGGCTTCTATTAGATCGTAATACAACTTTCTTTTTTGGTTACGCATAACCGTACCAATAATAATAGAATTTGGGTCAATACCCAACTTGGCCTTATGCTCTCTTTTATTATGTGGTGGCTTGAATATTTCAAGGTCTGCGCCTGGTGACGCTATTGTTATCAGATTTGTTCCACGTCTTCCTGTCTTTTTAAGCAAGTCCATACCATATTTTGAATAAGTTAGTACTCCATCACATCTTTTATACATATCCAACCAAAGTTCCCTCTGCGGCTCTCCATCGATGGTAGGCATTGCACAATTATGTGCTATAAATGGTACTAAAAAGCTATGATCATTTTCTACTGTTATATCACAAACCATTCCATCGTGATCTATATTTCTTATAATAGATTTAATTTGTGTTAATAAATTGCCATTTTTGTCAAACCATGTTCTATGTCTTGATTTTTTACTAAAATTTACATCAACACGTTCTGGATATGCTTGTGATGCAATAGTCCTAGCATATGATCCATGAAATTGTAATCTATATCCACCAATATTAGGACAATTTCGATTATCAATTTTAGAAACTCCAGCATTACGACGGATTATGTTCGGTGCCAATTCGAGACGACAGCATATTCGAAACAATTGAATGGCAAGATCATAACTTGAAGTAAAACCCTCTATCATAGATTGATCATGACAAGTGCTTGTTAAGCATCCGTCTCCTCTTAGCCAACCATATAAAATCCATGAAATTATTTGATTCGGTTGTAACAATAGCCATTTTGGAATTATTTTTTGATCACTAGATGTATAAAAATTTGAAAATAAATCTTTTAACAAAACACTACAGAAATATACCTCCACACAGGCTTCGTCTTTAACCTTTTTTGCAGTGCCAGTTATTCCGAATTTTTGTTTAATGATTCGTAATACATCATCTATATATTTAGTTTCATGTTCACCAAAACTAAACGAAATCAGATTCCCGCTTGCGGTTCCATCTGCTAAAAAATAACCACATAATAATGCAAAATCATTATCAATTATTTGATGATTTTTTATCCAATGACCACTATGACATTTATTGTCTGGCTGTATATAGTCCATTTTATGAATGGTTTTATAATTTAATTTTCTTTTGGTAAAATCTATCATTTTAATAAATGGATCAACAATATTTATGTGTTCTTTTGGCATAATCAATATATCTTTATCATCTAATTCATTTGCTTCAATCCATTCGGCATCGCTGATATCATATTGATCTGTATTTTTCGCATATAGATTACGATGTTTATCCCATTTACGACCAGAATGTTTAACGGCCAAAAATTTATGATCAGAAGTTGCTAAAATTGGTTCGAACCACATACTTGGCCGAATGGATACCATAGACTTATTTGTTTTGAATGTTTTTATCGCAGTAACCAATTCCGATTTTCCACGATGTGTTAAAACAGTATCTCCTGATGATATGTCACCAATTTTTTTGGTTCCATCGCTTGTCAAAACAATGGTTTGTGGGTCTACGCAAAATGTGAAATTTTTCCTAAATGGAGACCTGTCTATAAACTCTTGCATCCAAAAATCCCTATGATCAATAACTAAATCTGGCCTAAAATCCAAGCAAACATCATCAAACCGCCATTCGCCAAATTGATTAGTTGGATTAGACATATATTGTTGCATAGCACGTTGATTATTGCGAGCAGGTGCTACTGGATAAAACTTCCACGGCACTTGTTGACAACGTGGATCATCATCGTAGGCATAGCTACCCATCTCTGCACATAAAAATTCTCCAGTTGCGTGTAGTCGTTTGATTACCTCATTCCAGTAAGTACTGAAACCGGTAGCTAAGAAACTTGCTTCACCAGTAAACAGAACGCGACGTTTGCGGTCAGATTCCATAACCACTCCGTGCCAGTTTTGGTCTTAGGCTTTTTACCCTTGAATACAGTTGTTTCCGACTCAGGCCGAGATTGTCAGAAGTACCGCTGAACTTTGCCTTGAGAAAGGCCCGATCCTCCGCAGTCAAATCGCCAGACGACAAAAGGTCATCGAGAACAGAAAACGGTTCTGACTCTCTCGTTGGCTCTTGGAACAGCATGTGCCAAGATTCCGTGAAGATGAGCGATCGTAGATTGGCAAGTGTGCTTGGGGTGATATTCAATTTTTTGCATATCTCCTGTTTTGTCTTGCCAGCAGCAAGGAGCATCTTTATTTCGTACACCTGCTTTTTCACTCTTCGTGGAGCAGACGCAGCGAACATCGCATCTAAAGCGGCATTCCGCATTGTATTAGCTATTGCCACAATTGCGTATGCACGGAAATTGCGATGCTTATGTTCACCCCTGTTGATTTCTGCTAGTGTCAAATGTCCGATTTGGACGTAGTCTTTTTCGTCGGCACAATTGCTGGGATAAATAGTCGCAATTCTCTTTGCCAAGCAAACAATGAATCGATTTAATGACTGCTTACGTCTCATTCATAAATACTTCCTAGAACGGGATGTCGTCATCGCCACCAGCAGGTAATTCTGCCGAGGAAGTTGTAGTGTTCGTTGGTTGCGGCTCACTCTTCTTTTTTCCGTTCTTTTCACACAACTGGAAATCGCGGAGAGTGATCGAGAACGAAATTCTCTTCTGGCCATCCTTCACCCACGAATCCTGCTTCATGTACCCACACACGTACATCGGTTGGCCCTTCTTGACAAGTTCTGCCATCCGGTCGGCGCGAGCACCCCAAACCTGAGCCCTGAGAAAACAAGGTTCCTGCTGCCACTTCTTTTCCTTGTCCTGATAGCTCCGGTTAAAAGCCAAGTTGACGGTGCATACCGCCGTATTGTTCTGTCCGACGTAACGTATCTCCGGGTCTGCCGTCGCAACACCAACACCGAATACACCAAGTTCTGCCATTTTCTTCACCTTTCATGTCTAGAAATCAGTCCACTCTTCTTATTATACGTCCAAATCGAGTATTTGTTCCATAAATTACATCAATTTTTGTATATTACAAATAATGAAGCTACCGTTTTTCTTCTGCCCGTAAATCAAACAGATCAAGTCATCCTTACAAAATGCTTTTAGTCGTTCAAATGCGTCAGGAAAAACAACTGCATGGTCAATTGAATAAGTCGAGTCGGATATTGTCAGAAAGCACATAGACTGACCGGGATTGCTTCCTCGTTTAGTTTTCGTATGCTTAACACCATCGATAATAACACAAACAACAATATCTTCATTATTCGGTGCTTTTGCGACTTCTAAACAGGTGTGAGTTGCCAAACTGTCATCGGCATCGTCGGCTGGAGAACACGAAAGAGCTATACCCAGGAAGTGCTTTTCAGCGGCAGCGATGGCCGTGCTGTTATCATCAAGGGGTGTCTCAAGCATCGCAGCTTTGGCGGCTACTATTCTTCGTCGAGCATCATTGTTGCAAGGTGGCTTGACTACTATATCCTGATAGCCATTCTGGATCATCAATTCTTCGATCTGTTTCTTGGTGCGATTACCAATGGCTCCGAGCCAAGCTTCTTTCTCTGCGGGATACGTGTACACGAATTTACTATCCCCATCCACGATGCCATCAAACGCAGACCCGGCCTGATCGAGATATCCAATTGCTGCGGCTACAAGCTCTTTCTTGATCATCTGATTCATCGTCTTGGTCTTTTCGCCTGGGGGCTGAGCCATCTGGACCAGAATCTCTTGGGTAGTCATCGCACCTTGTCGTAGCTGTTCGAAAAAGTACATTTTCTCTTTATTGGTCAGCCCCTTGATCTCAACCCTTTTGCCGGTCGAGTTATGGGCGGTTGTGCCAAGTATTACCTCAAGCTCGCGCACCATTTCGCTACGATCCATCTGATAACAATCACAGGCACCCGATTTGATGAGGGCAATCCCAACATTTCTGTGGAAGTCTGGAACTGCTGCGAGGAAGCTGGCCCAGGTCTCCAGAGAGCCCGTTCCTGGTATTGTAGAGGCTGCTGAGATGATCTTCTCGATGGCAGAGGCTCCGACACCCCTGATGTGCGCCAGACCGAATGCTACGCCTTTCTGTGGTTTTTCGGTCATCTGAAAGTGGATATTCCCACGGCGGATATCCGGGGGCAGAATATCTACGCCAAAAAGTCTGGCGTCCTGTACCAGTTTATAAATTTCTTCCTTGGGATCGCTTTTGTACTGTGAATATGTCAGGTAGCTGGTGAAGAATTCGTGCGGGAAGTGGCACTTTAACCAACTTGTTTGATAACTTATCATAGCATAAGATACAGCATGTGACAAATTGAAGCTATACCTTTGGCATTTTTCGATCCAGCCGAATATTTCTTCAGCTATGCCGCGAGCTATTTTTCCATGTTCCTGAGCACCCTGGGTGAACTTGCTTTTGAGTTTTGCCATGAGTTCAGGTTTTTTCTTACCAATGGCGGACCGAAGTTGATCGGCATTTTCAGGACTAAAACCAGCTATATCAGTAGCAATTTTGATTGCCTGTTCCTGATAGACCATACAACCGTAAGTCTGTTCAAGAATTGGTTTCAAGGATGGGTGAATATACGAGTGTTTCTTGCGACCAAATTTGATATCGACATAATCTTGAGACATCCCAGAATTATGAACCACAAAATTACCAGCTAAATAATTATTGTGTGGGCCTTCCACGGCTATGTCGTATAAATTTTCTTCTCCTTCATATTTAATTTCTTCTACTCGTACAAAACGAGTATCGGATATTTGAGGCAATCTATATTTTTCCCTCATTTCACGGATAGTTTTTTCAGATAATTTTCCATCTGTATACATTCTATGATGATTCGGACACAGCCAGGCTAAATTATCTGCGTTATTATTTGTATATCTATTTCCTACTAGATGATTTACGTCTAATGAAGCTTCCTGCCAATTACAACATGCACAATTATATTGCCAATTGTAAAATGCTATATTTCTAAAATTTTTGTATCCTTGGATATGTGCTCCAGAATTATCTTTTCTTATAGTTCCGCCTCTTTTACCGGTGAAAATTGCGACATAATCACCAGGCTTTATGTCCCCCAACTGTTTCCACCCTCTTAAAGTTAAAAAGCAGTGATTGGTTGTCGCGCGAATATCGAGCCAGCTAGCTTGAGCAGCAAAAGTCCAGCTAGTTCGTACCCTAACAGAGTAAACACTACCCCTCCCCTTAAACAAAACGGCTTCGATTTTATTGTTTATTAATTTTCCACTTTGAGTATCTACTGAAATAATATTTAATTTTTTTGTTATCTCGCTGCTAATAACCTTATTGCTATCATATGATTTTCCGCGTTTTATTCTACTGATTGTATACTGCTGGACTCCGAATTTTTGGGCAATTTCTTTTTGTGTCAGTTGGCCATCATTCAATAATCTTTTGATTTGACTGACTTGATTCTGGGATAACTTTGAACAAGGATGATTCTCGCTCAATCCTCTCATTTTGGTATAATGTTTTTGCACTTCACAATATTGATTATATAATTCTTTAATAGTTGAGCGGTAATTAGAATATCCACACTTATTTGCACCACGACCCTCTCTTCGCCGTGTGATGAGCGTGTTTTCTCCGATACATTCTAACGGCCCAGGTCGAAGAAGACTCACGAGCGCCGCTAGTTCCTCGATATTATTGGGACGTACCTTTTTGGCCCAATCCTGTCCTAGATTCTTCTCAAGTTGAAAAACACCAACCGTATGACCACCAGCGATCAGCCGCCACACAGCAGGGCAATCCAGAGGGATATCGTTGATACTAAATTTACCCTTCTCAACGTTGCACTTGCAATTGGTAAACTCGATCATACCACATTATACCTCTAAGTCAGTCGGTTATTCCACAAAATTAGAAATTTTCATATGCGCGTGCGATTGCTACCAGGATGCCACCAATTTGTGGGGACATGGCTGATAACCGTTGAAACAGAGGTGTTTTGACAGCGGCTAAAATTTCGGGCTTGTGATCCCGATAACCTCTTGCTCCTTTGAGTCCCCTGATGCCACCACATTCAGCAAGTCGAATATGCGTACCGTGGTGATTCGATGTTGCTAGTGAGAGCCAATATGTTTTGGACAGGTTGGCAGGTGGTTCTCCCAGGCTTGATTCCAATACCATGCGTAGCAGGAGTTGTTCGTTAAAACCCTGTTTTGGAAGGTGAATTTGACCGGCTTTAAGCATTGGGCGATACTTATTGATTATGGGTAGCATCGCCGCAAACCACTCTCTTGGTTTGACGACATGGATGCCGCCCATCCGTCTCGGCCCGGCCTGTGGCGGTCTGATAAAATTACTGTACGGGATTCCTAGCTGGTTGCAATGTGCGAGATGCTGATCCATGTACGATGGATTCTCAACATAGGTCGCCATATCTACGTCGCCGATAGACATGCAGTCGTACTGTTCGAAGGCTGGTTCGAAAGTCAACCACCGGAGGCATTTGATTGTATTGGCGTCCGTATGAGTGTATGCCGGAAAGGCTCGCTCTCGTACCTCGAAGTTGCCCGACAATAAAGTGAGCATCTGGCGGATGTTGTCTGTTAATGCAACGTCGAGAAGCACTAACTTATGTGCTTCTGGATATGCTCTGTTTAGGAAATACAGGAACCATGGGACATATTTTTGGTATGGTTGATTAGCTACTGTCATGAAGCATGTTCGATTCTCATCACATGTCATTATTCACCCCTGCCTTTTCAATCGCCATTCTGAAAATACCTCCCAACAATGTTGGCGAATTTAGCAATTGCTCTCTGGACATTGATAAAAATTTACTATTACTTTGTTTAAACATCTGGTGGAACAACATAACTCCAAACGATTTATCATTACAATACTTGTCTATTGATTCCTTACCTTCGAATCTAAATGCTTCCCATGATGCGATTGGCATTAGCAGCCGATGGTCGAGATGGTGGTACTTGCGCCCCTTGACAGCTTGTCTGACCGTGCCCGGACCCAGCGACCCCCATTTGAAGATATGTCCTGGTGGGTGAAGGCTTAAAGCGTATTCAATCAAAGAGACGGCCTTGGTGATCGTCGCACCGCCTTTGGTGGACAGAAGAAATCCGCTCTCTGGTTCTCCGTATCTGAGTGTAGGAGATGCGGTTGCCACCAGATCAATTCCATCTCTTAATAGATCAAGCGTCGGTTTCAGACTTTTGAATAGAATTACATCTGCGTCGAGCCAAATTCCACCGTGTTCACGCAACAAGTGATACCGCAAATAATTTGAAAGATTATTTATCTGAGCAATTTTAAAAAACATTGGAGAGATGTTCGGCAAAAAGTGTTTAACATTTTCAGTAGTTACTAAGTTAATATCAAAATCTGTATTACAATGTTTATTAACAGTCTCCATACAAAGTTTTATGTAGGCTGGAGGATTTGTTTGTCCTGGTGGGTTTTTCCAAAACATCCATATATTTTTCATTTTTTACTCCTGCTTTTGTGTTTTTTAACTGGTATTGTTAAAGCCTTTTTTATTGGCCAATTATGTTTATATATTCTATTCCATAAAGTGTGATAATTTATATCAAATTTTTCTGCTAAAATTTTCAAATGTTGTGTCTGATTATCGTATATTATAATAATGCTATCACGTCTATTCCTAGAATTTTCCTTTGGTGTAGCCCATCTACAATTATCTGGACAATAATTACCATTATTGTCTATTCTATCTATTTGATGTTTATCGGTAGGTGGTTCCCCCATATCTATTAAAAAGTTTTCAAATTTCCTCCATTGCTCACAAACTTTAATCCCTCGATCTCCATAATTTTGATAACTTATATCTTTTGTATTAGTGCATCGTCTAATCATTCGTGTTCATCGTTTATATGTGTCAGACCATTGACCTTTTTGCTATGATTGTGTTTATTGAACATTATTTTGTTTTTTATGTCATTTATTTCTCCATCCCGGAGGACTTTCTAAAAGTTTATTTGTGTGAATATTATATTTTTTGTTTAATCGCGCTCTATCTGCTTCTAGCGTTGCTCCCCATCTGTGATTTTTATATGTTGAATTACTTGCTTGTTTATGTAATATGTCAATTATTGGCAACATAGTAATTTTAAGTTTACCGTGAATCTGAAGAAACATCGCTTCATGATCCCATACTAGAAAATCATTGTCCCAGCCACCAGCCTTTTGAAATTTCTGTGTTCTAGCCATAAAGCATTGTGGTACGTAATCATACAACTGATAACCACAAGATATTCCTTTCGATCCATTCCAACGATACAATATGCCATTTTGTATACAAATCAACATTCCTTTACGACTCTGATTATCGGATACATTTGTTCCAACAATATCTATATCACTATGTTCCAAAACGTTGTATCTAATTTGCAAATTTGTATCTTTAGTAAAAATAAAATCATCATCCAATGTCATAAAATATTTAGTTTTCACCTTGGATACGGCCAAGTTTCTGCCTATAGAAACACCAGTAGCAAATGGTAATATATAGTATTCAGTATCCGCAATAGGTACTGCTTGCTTACTATCATCGACAACAATAATATGAATACTAGGATAAAATTGTCGTATGCTGGCGACTAATCGTTGTACACAGGATGGTCGCTCAAAAGTTTTAATAATTAATGTAACATCTTTTATTACAGACATTTATGATTTCCTTCTCCATTCCGAACCATCCCAATATGTTTGTTTAGCTATTTGTTGATTTTGTAGATTATTTTTAGGAGATGCACTTGTTGGATGCCATTGGTGTTTAACCACCAATGGAACTATTTTTTTCTTACATCCATATTGAATAAGACGGTCTCTAAAATCAGCATCTTCAAATCCCCATCCTTGTAAAAATGGATTATAACCTCCTATGGCATCAAAATCGCATACTCTAAACATTTGATAAAAACCAGATCGATGATCCTTGTGAACGACAGAAAGTGTTCCGCTCTCATTATAAGCGGCTATATATGGTTGTACGTAAATTTTTTGATCCATATTTCCAAAAAATTTGATTGATTCTTCCAAAATTGTCGGAGGCCACAATATGTCACATTCAGTGCTAATCATTATTGGAGTTTCAACATATTGCCTACCTAACTGTCTTCCTTGCGACCGACTTAATTCTGCCACTGGTCGCCACTGCAATTCACATGGTATGGGATATTTCTTACAAAATTGTTTTGTTACTGTTCTTATCAGGTCAATATCATCACTACAATCAGCAACAATGATTTTTGCTGGCTTGATACTTTGTTCTGCTACTGTTACCAAACTATTAGCTAACCGTTGTGGTGCATTTCGGCTAAGGTACGTTACTGTAACCATCATAATATCCCCCTAACATAATTATATAATTCTATATCTAAAACATCTCGTTGTTTTATTTTGTTTTTTATTTTTATTGATAATATATCATCAGATTGTGGATCATTTTTTTTATTAAGCCATAAATTAGATAATGATATTCCCAAATATTGAGATAATTTTGCCTTAAAATGTTCAAATTGTTCTTGTACGCCTATGATAGTAAAATAATTCTTTATATTTTGTTTAGCTTTGTCTAACATAGTTGAAGACTGTTCTCCAGCTATTATCAAAGTTTGTAGGTTTGGTATACAACCAAAATTGCCTAATGGTAATGGCCCTGGTAGTGATATAAAAGTTTCAAAACTCATTTCACTATTGACTAAAGTATCGCATCCTCTACAGCGTTTGTTGTTAATACCAAGTTTTCGCATATAACAATATTGTGACCATAAACGATCTACTGGGTGTCTCATCATCGTTATATAGGTGCAGGATTTTTTTGTTTGACGATGTAATCCGAACAATAGATGTCCAGCTATTATTTTTGCATCGAAAGCCTTAATTGGTACATGTTTGAATAATGATAAATACATGTCAATAGGCATGTATTGTTCGGTTCCGTGGCTTTTCGCTACAAAAACATCTTTGTTTAATTTGTGTGTCATAGAATGTACGATAGAAGTTCCTGCACATTTTGGAACATGAAGAAAAATACAAATCTTATTATTCACCTTCTATATCCATTTCTATTAAATAGATCAATCTTGCCAGTATTCTATGCAATATAGATTCAAGATGATAACTAATTATATGTTTTTCATTACCAACCAAACGTTGTAAATCGTCCCTAATTAATACCAATAATTCTTCACGATTATTTGACATTGGTGTGTAATCTCCAGATAAAATAGTCCGAACAGATTGTTTTGCTAGACGAAACAGAATACGCAACGATTCTTTTACCGCAGATGTTTTGACAGAAGATTTCGTTCCGATATAGGTAAATGGCACTTCCACAAATGGTAAATATTGACAATAGAATTTGAATTCTGTTTGATAAAAATGACCTGTAGACTGAAATTGATCGAATGGTATATCTTTGGCTACCCTGTTCGTAAACCCTTGTAAACCACTTGTGCAATCTGAAAATGGCAGTTGCAATATAAAACGGGCAAGAATGGTTCCACCCTTGCTCAGTATTTTTCTCTTAAGAGATACGTTGATAAATTTTCCACCCTCAAATCTTGTGCCCACCACCAATGGAACCCTATCTAGCAATTTTGTAAAATGTGGTATTAATTCGACAGGATGTCCGATGTCAACTTCAATTATTTTAGTAGCATCTAATTTAATTGCATGTTGTATTCCGCTAATATATGCATTAGCTACGCCAGTTCCTTTTCCGATGTGCAAAATAATGATACGAGGATCATGTTTTGCTAACTGTAAAAGTTTAACGTCTGAACCATCTTGACAAAATGAATCAATAACAGTTATCCATAAATGCCAATGTACTTTAAGAAGTTTTTTGTACATTATCATGATAGATTGATTTTCATTTCCCACAGGAGTAATAATTGCTATTTTATCATTTTTCACGACCAATCCTCCAAATGTATATCGTTCCACAATGATCCAACTTTATATATTCTAGTTTTGATGCTGTGAGAGGCGTCCAAACAAGTGTCACACGGTTTGATCATACGAGCTAAAGATTGTTTTCTAATATTCTTTCTTGTCTGACTAGTTTGAATATTTCTAAGTGAATCTTGTAAAATTGAACCAATTATAAGTTTCATATCATTATCTAAAAAGCACGGACTTACATTACCTTGCCAGTCAATAACGAGGTAATTCTGTGGCCCCCACATTCCACATGGCGACGAAATTAAAAATGGTTCATTTAACATAACACCACCATAACTTAGGATGGCTTTGGTTAAAATTTCGTCGTTATCTCTTAAAAATGGCAACCATTTTTGCACGAAGGCTTTTAGTTCATGAACACTATAACTAGCAACTGTAAATTCATGTCTGGTTGTAGGATGATTAGGAATATTAAACCAGTGAATTACTTTATTGCATAATATTTCAAATCGATTATCTGTATGAATTCTTCCGTCAAGGTCAACACAAAATTTCCCATAACGAATTGCATTATAGGTTGGTGCTGTTGCTGCATTTATACTCAAGTGTACTCTACTTGGAGTAGTGCGTATTATTTCATCCATCATATCTTTGGTTACACACAGAAAATTAGAAAATATTACTACCGATTTTCCTGTCGGTCGTTTTTGCAAATATTGCAAACATTGTAAAAATTTTGGATGCAGAGTTGGTTCTCCAAAAAATGAAAGATTAATGGTTGATGATACGGTCCACGCTTGGTCCACTGTCCTTTTGAACAAATCAAAATCCATATATCCTTGTGGCCTTAATAGACCGATTGACTGTGGACATGATCGACATCGACAATTACAATAATTAGTTAATTCTATAAAAACAACATTTACCATTACTTTCTCTTACATAACAAAGTTACACGCCTACCCAAATCATAATTATCTTTTGGATACATTAATCGATGCACCGGTGTGGAGGATCGAATGATTTCAATGTCATAATGATGATTTATGAAGAAATTTTGTAATGAATCAAGTGTCGGATGTGCCGCTAAGGCTTTTTTACCGTTGGGACGATCTATGCCATCGAATTTCCAGTCACCAATTTCGGTAAATGGATTAGTATCATGTGATCCTTGATCGCTAATTCGAGTGTCAATTAAAATAGCCTCCCTTGTCACCGAAGCAATTCGTTGCAGAAGTAAATGGTGATCTTGAATATGATATAAAATACCACAACAAAGGGTAAAATCAAACGGAGATCGATCTTTTATTATTTTCCATGTATTTTTATTATTAATGTCACCAAGCAAAAATTGATATACAGTATTTTGGGAAAATTGACCATATTGCCAATATAAATTGCCTTGTGCTACAAATTTCTCACGACCCTCAACGGCAAGTAGATATGCTGCCCCTAAATTAGCATAATATGATGACCAATATCCACAATTTGAAGCAATATCTAATATTTTTTTACCTCTAAAATTATATCGTTTGGCAATAGCGTCTACCAAAATTTCTCTCTTATATTGCGTGTCGGATATCAATTGCTCTGGCGAATGCGGCGATCCAATACCAGGAATAACTGTCGTTCGACCAATGGTTAGATCATAAAACCATGGATTTAAAGCTTCGATTTGTTTTGCTATATTTTCATTCATGTTTCTATCCCCTTTTCATTTTGATTGATTAAATCCTGAGCTTTCCAAAGCTTATCCAGTGCTACAACACCAAGAAAGTCAAATTTTACAGCACCCATATCTTCGGCATTATGCATTTCTAGGCCCACTACGCGATCCTTATTCTTTGCATCGTAGGACAATGGAACCAATTCGGCGATGGGTCTACCTGCAATTACGATACCGGCAGCGTGTCTAGATTGTGATTTTTTTGTTCCTTCTATCCTCATAGCTTGATCGAATAGCGGTTTATACCATTCATAAGCAACCTGAACCTGCTCAACATTGTGGACAGCCCACTGTAGAATACCGTAGTCATCACCTTGTTCTGCTCGTGCTTGCTGCAATTCATCTGCGATACTAGCCTCATCGGGTATGTACTGTGTTATGTCATTGCATAGATCATGCGGTGTCATATTAATATCGTTAGCATCCTTGCCTTCTTTCACCGCTTTGACCCTCATCAGATGCTTGACTGTATCTGGATGAGCCCGGAACACTTCCTTGAGAGCAGCTTTGCCCTGTAGACGACCGAATGTGATCATCTGGGCGACATATTCCTCACCCCATCGTTCTTTGAGATATGCAATGACTTCGCTACGAAACACAACGCCGATATCTGTATCGATATCCGGTAGACTGATATGTCCATCGTGAGTTTTAACCCTGCGGTTGGCATCCAGTTCTTCGCGGCCCACTAGAGTCATGCCGAGTCCATAGGCCAAGTGCGAATTCGATGGGTTTTCTGCTGGCTTGTCATGGATCATATCGTACAGGTACATCCACATGCGAGGATTCTTTTCATCGATCCACTCTACCTCTTCTCGCATCATGTCGGTGAATTCGGTTTTTCCCTGCTTCATTCGTCTGGCTAGGTGCGTAGCTACCGCCTTCCGTTCGGCATCTATGTCACGAGTGTGCAACATCTCAAAGTTGTCCGACATCCATGACATAAAATCCGTTTGCCCGACATCAAAGTGGGGAGGGATGTTCCTGCTCATGTTGTAGAATCGCTCAAAGTACAGCCCATATTCGATTGGATCAATGCCTGTGATTCCTGTCAGATAGTTGACCAACGAGCCAGCACCAGAGCCCCGCCCCTTGCCTCTGGGGCCATTCCTTTCGTCTACAAAGCGACATGCATCCCATACAATAAGGAAGTAGTCAGCCAGCCCAGCCTCCATGATGACAATGAGTTCCCGCTGTAGACGCTCCCAATAGGTTCGTTTCTGCTGTGCGTTGAGATGTGTCAATTTCGTCTTGGCACCCTCGATACACAGGTATTTTAGATATTCATTCGAATTTAGACCAAGGGTTTTTGATTCTTCGTTGGTAAAGATCGGAAGATATGGGTTGTGGCCTAGAGATGAGTATTCAATCTGATCCGCAATGTCCAAAGTCGTCTGAAGCTCTGCTTCTGTGAAATGTTTTCTCATTTCGTCATATGAAGGAATGTAATATCGATCGGAAGTGAAAAAGTCCATAACATCTTGGCCGCTAGCAATCTTCCGATCCTGCTCTTCCTTGGTCGTATGCAACTGAGCATATAACAATAGTCGTTGATCTTCTGCGTCTTCTCTCCGGGCGTAGTGGGAATCGATTGTCGCTACTGTCGGTACTCCTGTTTCCTTGCCGAGTTCTCGTAAACATTCAACCACTAGGGTCTGAATACCCATCCCCTCATCCTGAAGTTCTAGGTAGTAATTGCCTCTACCGAAGGTGGCTATGTGTTTATGGATGATGGCTTTACCCACGTCTTTCCAGTTGGGCCGCAGGTATGCTCTTGCACCTTGGACGTTCCCGTTGCGACCAGCAATAACTGCTGCTTTGAAATCACTAAATAGCGACATCGGCAATTCGCCTGCGATACATGCGGTGAGGAAAATCAGATTGCCACGCTTGGCAAACGGGGCAATACCAGCGAGATGGATACGTGGTCGGCGGTAGAAGTAGTCTGGCAGATTTGATTCGCTGACCAAACCCATCAAGTCTTTGATGCCCTGATCATTCTTAGCAAGCACTATCAAGTGATGTCGCTTATTGTTGCTGGTGTTCTTGATATCAGCTTCCTGTTCGCAAATATACATTTCGCAGTTATGCAAAATGACATCACTAACATATGAATGATCTTCGTCTACTTCGAAATTATATACTGTTCCTGTATAGCTTTTGATATAAATTTCACGTATTGGCAAATAAACATATTTGTTGTCGCATTTTGTATACCTGACTGACGACCACTTCCATTGAATGCACCATGCCAATTTTTCATGGTCTTTAATTGTAGTTACACGCGATGTATATCCGAACTTAGTCAGCAGAGTTCTAATTTGCCATACCAGAGTACGATTAGCTAATTTCAGTATCTCTGATCCAGTTTTGCCTTTAGAACCATCTCCTGCTAAAACACCCTCTATCAATTGTTTTGTAATATGTGGTGATTGTTGCATCAACACAGGATGCATTCGTTTATCCTTAGCTCCACTACCTACAAGTCCTTCCAATATCTTACAAAATATAGTGTGATGGAACCTTATCTCTCTGATAGATTTATCTGGTCTTAGTGTTTCTTTCGTATTAATTCCTAAATATCGCAATGCATTTCTGCATTTTAACGATAAATTTCTTTCGTTAATATTCAGCGTAATGATTCCGGTATGGGGTCCATAGGATGTTTTTTGAAATGATCCTTCTGCTATAAAAACACCAATCATAAATGCTAAATCATCGTCTAATTCAATGTATGGAAAATCAAAAGACTTACCTATATTTGTGTCGTGTTGATTATTATTGTTGACCAATTTTGATATTTTTCCATTAGATTGATGGTATGGTTTGTCCCATCCAATCATTTCCATTGCACAGATTGGCACATTTGGATGACTTTCGTGAACTGGCATGGCTAAGTAGCTGCCCCATTGCAATTTTTTGTTCTGGTGTTTGCAATATTTAATTTGATCTGCACGCATCCATTGGGTTTTTGATGTGTACCCATCCTCGGATATTCTTGTGAGTAGTGGATGTTCACCGGTAACCCATATTGTTCTACCGCCCCATAATTCAAAACCATAGATTAATTCATTGTTAACTGGACGCGACATGGTTCTTGTAACACTTTGGTATCTGCCTTTGTGTGTTAATACGCGATCTCGCGGGTTGATATCTTCTATATTTTTTACACCATCTTCAGTTATAATTTCTTGGCCAGGCAAACAACACCCAATAATGGGTTTCACTTTCTTTTTTCTGGCAGCGTCATAAAAGACCTTCATCCCCGCAATTCCCCCATGGTCTGTAATGGCGCAAGCTGGCAACCCCAACTCAACACAACGGTCTACAATCTCCTTTGGTGAACAAAGTCCATCCAACAAGCTGTAATACGAGTGGCAATGAAGAGGCGCATATGTATTACACATTAACATGTCTCCAAGTTTGTTTGTTTATTACTTGGCATATTGTATGTTGGCACACATTGAATTTTGCTGCAATTTTTCGTTGAGAAATTCCTTTGGTTGCCAACGTCTTTATCTCAATTACGTCTATGTCGGTTAATTTAGCCAATGGCCTATGGGAACCAATACTAACTGTCCCATGTTTTCTCTTATCACCCTCGTTTTCTATATAAGTTCCCCATCTAAGATTTTTCAGCAAATTATGCTTTGGATTACCATCCAAATGACGACATCTCATTGTTGGTGGCTGGGGGCCGACAAATGCTTCCAAAACCAGTCGGTGTACATAGAAAAATTGTTGAGAGTGTCGAGGTGGTTTAAGTCCAACTCGGAGATATCCGTCTTCATCAGCAGAGCACTTCAATATGATCTCAGTCCTACGATTTTTACGAACAAGACTTTTTACCCGTCCCATATCAGATACCTGATAAAGTCCCTCATATCCAACAACATCTTTCCACTGCTCTTTTGGCATTATGCCTCCACTGGTTGACCAAGAGCCAACTGGCTTTCACAATCCAGATTCGCGTAACGGTCTTCCACATACTCGCCGCCCAGTGTGTGTAGATCGCTCCATACGCGGTGACACACACCGTTCTTGTTGAAGTTGCACATCCTGCATGTCCACCAGCGATTACGTCGCATCAGAGTGTCTTTTCTGATAGTCGTAAAGAAGCGGTGCAGTGCCGCTATGGTCATAGCAACATCTTCCTGGGACAAAGCTATAGTTATGGGGCCGCCGTCGTTGGTGTAGTAGAAAGTAATCAATATGTTCTTGTACTTCGGATACAAGAAATATGCTGCCAAATGGTACAGCCTCGGCTGAACCTCTCTCATAAGCAAAGCTTCATCTATGGGCTGTTGAGTGTAGAAATCTTTCCTGCTACCCGTCTTCCAGTCCACAATCTCGATGGTCTCGGCGTCAATCTCATGTATAAGGTCGATAAAACCACGCACGGTGAACTGATGTGGTTTGCCATCTTTATCGAGGCACAGCCACTCGTCGCGCGGCATCTCAAGAGCAAACCACCGCTCAGCGTCAACAACATTAGCCAATTGATATGGATTGTAATATGGATCAGCCAACACTGTCTCTAGGGCGACCCGGCACTTCTTGAAATCAGCCGCTTCTTTGAAATTGCCCGTATCTTTGTCTATGCGGGTAGTTACTTTGCGAATTTCGATATTTGATTTCGCAGTTAATTCATCCCACGCTCTATTGAGTAACCACATCGGGTCAACGTTGATCTTGCCACGCTTGCGCAGCTTAATCATCCACTCCAGAGTTTGATGAACGATGCTACCCTGGAGTGCTGCTTTGCCCGCCCTCGATTCCATGCCAAGAATGTACTGCATGAAATACGAGAAGGGGCAATGATTATATAGCCCGATTGCACTAGCGCTAGCTTTGACAACTCTCACTTACTTATCTCCATAAGCAGCTAAAATTTCCTTCATTGATCATCCCTGTTTTGTTCGTGTTCCTATAGGTGTAGCTCATCTGCAATTATCAGGACAATGCACCCATTAAAAGAACCTACTCCTTTTTTCCTCGAGACATGACGGGCACTTCTGGCCCATTTCGTCATCTTTGCGATCTGACTCAAATGTCTCTCCGCATTCGTTGCATTTGACCTTGTATTTGTGTGCTGCTGTGCGACCCAGTTTGACCTTGTTCTTCTTGGCCCTTTCTGCCTTGGCCTTATTCTTTTCTACTTCGTCTGGATCAGGCTTGTTGGTAATCAATCGAGTGCCATTAGTTTCCTTCTGCACTGCTGTTTTCGCATTGTTATCCAATTGGAGTGTTGGATCATCTTCCTCGATGGTAATTTTTTTCTTGGTCTTTTTCTTTTCAAATTGATGGCTCGCATTTTTCCATTCCTCAAGTCGCGTGGTTACATCATCTAAATCGGTTCTTCCAATAATAGTGAAATGTAGAATACACGCCGCATTAAAAAAAATTGCACTCAAATGATCTTCGTCTGTCATATCATTCATAACAGCAAATATATGTCTCATCAAACTGGCATGAAAAATACTTAGTGGCATCCCCTTTGACCAATTCCACGGGTCATATTTTTTTGCACCGCCACCATAATGGTTAGCAAGACGCAAATAAGTTTTTGGTGAAATTAAATGTAAACCATCATATGAATTATTCTGTATTTTCAAAATACTATCTGTTTCTTGATTTCGGATTGCTTCTAAGACAATCCATATCAGTTCCAATAAAAGATCATTATTGACTGTTTCTCCCCATAATAATCCCAAATTCCACATGATTACTTTCAAATCATTACTAATAGATTCTGGTAAATCTCTAAACATCTTTTTTTGCGGATAAAAATCAATTACTTTACGAATCACTGTCATTGGTATCAAATCAAAACGTGGCTTGTCGTGATCCATATCCCTCTTAGCCCCAGTATCAAAATCTCGTCGTTCACCAGAGTCCTTAATTTCAAATTGCTGTGCTGTCATTTTCTGTCTCCATTGCATAATCGTCAGAAAGCATTGCTGCTCTCGACGCCTTTTCCAGAATAGGACCAATCTTCGCCACAATATCATAGGCAAACATATCACCAACATCATTCACGGTATCCGGTGTCACACAGAACACGCGAAAATAGTGAGTCAAATCTCTCTCAAGTTTCTTCATTGCTTCCTGGCCTGCTTCATCGTTGTCGAAAGTACACACTACTGTCAATGCTCCAGCATTCTGTAGCATCAGTCGTTGCTGTTTGGACATATTAAGCCCCAACAGGGCAACACTGTTTCGAATACCAGCCACTTCGTATGCCCATACGTCCCCAGGCCCTTCGCACAAGATCGCCGTACCTGTTTTGCTTATGAACGGTTTGGCGTACCACAGGTTGTATAGACACAATTCGCCACGGAAATCTTTGGAATGCTTCCATTTTGTGTACACGCCGCCATACTGTGGATCGGGACACGATGGTCGTTCTGGATGATGATGCATTCCACACTTCGCACACTTGTCGTAGATACTTCTTCCAGACCAACCCATTATGTATCGTCCGGTTACATCCAGGATTGGGAAGAAAGCTCTCTTGTACATTGGCTTCCCCTTGGTGTTGCAAAACGACACATGATAGCGAGCTATGATTTCAGGCGAAATACCACGGTTCGGATAGTACACCTGATCGGCTTTCAGATGGGGTAACATAGTTGTCAACGGAGTACCTTGCCCCTGCGTTGCCGCTTGCCTTTTCCGATGTTGCTTGATAATTTTAGCAATCTCTATGTCCTGAGCGGTAGCCGTATCTCCGCTGCACTTTTCGAGTCCCAATGCCTGAACCACAAAATTAACGGCCTGCTTGAAGCTCCACTCTTTTCCTGTCTTGCGAGTCATAGCACCACGTACCAGCCCGAAGACGCTGCTCGACGGACCAGTAATTGGGTCGCAATGACACCCTCTGGTTTTGCACTGCCAATGGTTGGATCGGATAGCCCAGAACATGGCTCTCTGGTTATCACCCCCATGGACTGGACAAGCAGCCTGTAGATAGTCATGCCGTTCAACATAATCACAACCAATTGCATCAAAAATCTCTGCGATTCTCTCACAGGCACGAGCCTGGATGAACGGAATGTCTTTAGAGCTAAACCGCTTCATTCACCTGATTCTCCAAAGCCGATTGTGTCACTATCGAGAATGATTTTCCTTCAGACAGCTTGCCCACTTCAAGCTTGTCTACAACATTGATGTATTCGCCGCTTTCCATTCCAGCACCAAATCTTGTGTCCGTGACCACCAACTTTTTGGTACCATTCGACGGCGGGTCTTCGTTAAGTTCGGTCTGAATTTTTTTCTTGAGGATTGTAAAATTGGAACATAGCCATACGATGCGATCTGAGCCAGAAACTACTTCTGCTCCCTCTTTCTCTACACCATCACGATTTAATTGGACAGTAGCAAGCACGGGCAGCTTAAACTTGACAGCGAAATTATGCAATGCTGTAATCAAGAACCCCAGCAGTTGATATTCCTGTAGGTTGTGCTTGAAGCCCCCGTCGTCCATCAGCTTGAGGTAGTCATAGATGATGAGACACGGCTTTGCTGCGCCGCTATGGGTGAATCCTACCTTTTTAGACAACCATCGTCTGGCTATCGACATAATCGTATGTGGTGCTAAGCTAGCTACCGAAAAGTGATCGATCGGTAGTCCCTCGATGTGTTCTTGGCAACCCCAGATTGCTTCCGATTCATGAGGATTGCCGGTAAACTGGCCCGTTTCCACATGGTTCAAATCCACGCCAGACACCAAAGAAGTGAGGCGATGAAGTTGTGTTTCGCTTGTAAGCTCTGTATCCAAATAGAGTACGGGGATACCGTTTTCTGCCATATTGCGAGCAACGTTTATGCAGAAAAACGACTTTGCCTGCTTTGGACGAGCCCCTACGACATTAACTGTAGCTGGCCTTAAACCACCGCCTATCGCTGTATCCCAAGCTGGGAAACCTGTTGGAAGGCCAACAATGTCTTGTGGTGTCTCAGTTAACGCCGTCATACTGACTTTAAATTGTTGACCAAGAGAGACAATGCCAGCGCCCTGCGACATGACCTTCCCAGTAAAGTCAAAGATTGGTTCTTCTATCTGGCCTATGATATCGTCAACATCTTCGACACCAGTTACTTTTTGTAAATTATCCTGGACGATTTTGGCAGCCAACCATCCACGTCGTGCCAGCGATAGCTTATAAACCGCAACGACTAGGGACCGCACATTGTCTTTAAACGAGCCCACTTCTTCTACGACAGCATCTAGGTATTCAGAATGCTTGCCACCGCTGATGAAATCATTGTGTCCCAATACTTTGGCCGCTGTTTGTATATTGGGAATGTCGAATGTTTTGGCATCTTCATGGTGTACCAAGTAAGACAAGATGTTGAATAGTTCTTGGTTGCAGGGCCAATAGAAGTCCTTGACACCAAGAATGTCTTCAACCTCAAAGAAGCAGTCAGCACCGTGCGTGGTGATCCCAGCTAGGACTGCCCGCTCCATGCCCGCATCTTGTAGAATTGCGTTTGCCTTTGCGCCCATTAAGAGAACCTACTCTTCTTTTCCCTGAGACACGAAGGACACTTCTGGCCCATTTCACCACTTTTGCGGTCAGACTCGAATGTCTCTCCGCATTCATTGCATTTGACCCTATACTTCTGTGCGGCTTGCCGATCAAGCTTTAGTTTGTTCTTTTTAGCCCTTTCTGCCTTGACCTTATTCTTTCCCATTTCATCTATATCAGGCTCGTTGGTAATCAGCCGGGTGCCACCGGTTTCCTTTTGTATAGCTGTCTTGTTGCTATCGTCCAACTGAAGTGTTGGGTCATCGTCGCCATCCTTTTGCTGCTTTTTCTTTGTGATATTCTTTTCCTTGACGACCTTTTTTTTGCCGCTCCCCATAGGCCGACCCAGCTTCTTTTTAGTTTTTGGTTCCTGTTTCATATCAGCAGGTGGAATTTCTGTCTTATCGATTGGAGTAATTTTGGATGCTAATGATATGATTTTCCGCAATGCATTGTGTGCTTGTGTCAAGTCGTTTTTAGGTCCGATTGGCAATAGTATTTTTCTGCCGGTTAACATCCTGTAACCTTCACCGACCTTCCACCAATCACCTTCTGTAATTCCTTCTTCCATATATTCCAATGGTGTCATTTGTTGCTCCCTTCGTTGTACCGCGCACGAACTAAGCCGCTGATGCTCTGTCCCACAAGTTCTATCCGACGAGCGAGATATTGTATCCGCTCTAGCCTCAGTTCAGCCTGTCGTACCCATTGATTCAGCTTCGGGCGATCATCTCCGAGTAAACGGTTCATTGCTTGACCAGCCCACTTGATGAATGTCTGACATTCGTTAGCTTTCTGTTGTAGGAACAGGGCATATTGGGCAAGGAAGACCGTATCCTCAGATAGCTGGACTGACGATCTTTCTCTCAGTGTCTCCCTCGTGAACTCTAGAATGGTTTCGATTTCTATGTTAGCAGGCTGGTATTGTGGCAATCCAAGAGCGGTAATCCACTTATCAAGTTGGTCTTTGTATACAGATGTTTCATCGCTCAGGTTACTCATTGTTTATTTTCCTACCGGAGTTAATAAAGCTTTATCTATCTACCAAATTTTTGTCCAATTAAATTATTCATATATCTCAATCAAACGAAATCCGTTCAATTTACTCCAATTTCTTTTTTTTTGATCAACATCCTGTTGGCAATGGAAATCTCTTTTAGTTTTATGGAAATACTTAACATGCTCAGTATGTTGTCGTCCATGGCATTCAATTACAAGTTTTAGTGCAGGTATAAAAAAATCAAGAATAAATCCATCGCCTGGAATCTGTACTTCTTCAAAAATAATGTCGTGTGGATATTGAGCAAGTAATTGCTGTCCTATATCATACTGAAATTGCGACTTCGATTTCTCCTTGGTTCGAAGCCGCTTATTGTTCAGGCGAAGTTTCGCTGTTCCGCCCTTCAGTAGTCGTATCTCCATATCACACCGCTATATCTTTGTAGTTCAGTCTTGCCATTGTGCCGAGCACTCCATCGAACAATACGCATTCGACACCAGCCTCGTGCATCATCTCCCAACCGTATCGGATCGATTCTACCCACGCTTCGTGTGCTGATGCTATTACCATGATCTGTGCATGGCCAACCACACGCCTGATGCCAGCCTGGATAATCGTCTTGGCGCATTCTGAACAGGAATAAAACGGACAATACAAAACTGCGTCTTTGGTAACTTTCCCGTGTCGGGCAGCGTTTAAAACAGCCCCATTTTCTGCGTGTACTACCATGCGATACTTAGTCGGTCGATCGTTAAGTCGTGATCTGGTTTCCGCGATCCCTCTGGGGAACCTGTTTGTTGCGTAGGTCATCACCTTGTGTCGTGTATCCACAAGCACAGCACCGTTTTTGGTGCTCGGGTCTGGGCTAGTAGCATTACCATGTGCATAGGCTAACTTCAGAAAGTGCCCATCATCTGGGCTTGTAGTTAATGCAAACGGCGTTGGAAGCCAATCCAACTGTCTCCGCAAATCACTCATCGCTCTTCTCCTGTACCTGCGGGAGCACGATATCCCTTATTTCTGCCTCAAGTTGTTTTAGATTATCTGGATTTTCTTTAAGAAAATTCGACAATCGGACAAGCCCTTGGAATTTTTGTGTTATAATTTCACTACTATTTTTATCTTTGTATCCAAACATAGGTATTGAATACCATGTACCTGCTTTTTCGATTAACCCCAAATTTTCTGCTGTGGTTACGATGTCCTTGACCACATCGATTCCTATGCCGTATCGCAATGGCAGAACGCATGGCAACAATGGCCTACCCATTGCCGATGATTGCACTGTTATGTGCATATCGTGTCCATCGGGCGCATTTGTCTCAGGATTTTTTTCCCACTGTTTTGTCCACATAATTTTAAGCCATACGGAACAAGCATACTGGATAGCATTCCCACCTTTCTCGGTCCATTTAGGACCGAGAGGTTCACGATTACTCATCATCTGCGAAATGAATATTAGAATTACATTCTTAGCATCAACAATCTGCTGCGCACGTCTAAAAAATTTAGACAATAACGAAGCTGGTCCAGCCATATCTTTACTTAAACCAATATCATCTTCCTGTTCTTTCATCGTAGAGAGCGCTGCTATGCTATCAATAACAACAACAGCTTTTTCTTGACTTTTTGCAATACGTTCAATAATATTTAGATAGTCTTCTGCCGTTAGTGGCTTATCTATTTGGTGGGGTACGACCTGGAGTTTAGCTGGGTCCAACCCTTGAATGGTTGCCAACAGTGCGGGAGTACATCTTTTTTCGATGTTGATGTAGAATGTTGGACGACCCAATACCTGGGCATTCCTAAGTAGTTCAAGACAAAGCGTTGTCTTTCCGCTTTT